GTAATGGTCATAGTTGGGTCTAACAATTTGATTTGATTTAAATCCGTTCCCAGAAATCGTAACCGTATATCACTATAAGTTCCTTCTAAAAGTTTGCTCCAAGCATATTCATTAGGAGTATCCACTATTTGTTCTCCTACCGCAACCGTCGGCGTCACCGAGTATATGATTGATGAAGGACTTGCGTAAATATTTTGAATTCCACTTGATGCTACATATAGTGTCGGATTAGGTTGAACTTGTGGCGCTACTGTTGATGTATATGACAAAACAGTTCCTACACCACTATTTAAAGCAGTCGTAAACCCAGCAGTAAATCCAAGTATCTTATTGAAATTCGCATTCAAAATTAGAGATGGATTGTAAGTTGCTGTCGGATAACCCGGCCAACCAGCAGGTTGAGTATATCCTGCTGGTAATGAAGTCGGCACTGGATATGTATTGATTTGTATCGCGTAAAGTGTCGGATTGACAATCCACTCAGCATAGTAAACATTCTGACCTGAAGCGTTAATTAAGTAAAAACCCGCATTTATAAATGTATACTGTAAGAACTCATTCAATTGAGACACTTCATATACCCCATCTGGTATCGTAACCGTTACTGCTGGTTGAGTAACCGCACCTACTATGAGTTGATACTGAAAAGTATTATTGTTCAAAGGAGTTGCGTTAATATTCGTCCAACTGTAATACATTGATATTTTTGCGATAGCAATAGAATGGTCAGGAAATCTAACTGAATTCGGAAAATTATAGACTAATGCGCTATTCTGTCCATCTTGAACAACATTCGCTCCAGTTAAAGTAATTGTGGAAGGCATTTATATATTACTACAACATTTTTATTTATCTCCTTTTAACTAATTTATATTGGAACCTACGGTTCCAGTAAAACCTCCCTAAAATCAAAGGATGGGGTCAAAGGGGAAACCTTGGTTTCACCTTCTTTTAACTAATTTTCTTAATCTTATTTGACTTCTTGTCGGACGACTTTTTCCTAAAGACATCGGAACATTTGATGCCCCGAAATAAAAAGGGGGTTGATTTCCCGCAGAAGCAGTCTGAACTTTGAAATCCTTAGGGTCTATAATAGTGGGGAAATACATATATATATCAGAAGATAAAATAATCTAAACCTTTGTTTTTAATAAATAGGGGTCTTATAGCGTCTTATAGTCCCATCGCCGCCATTTCAGTCAGAATATCAATGCCTTGACCCTTAGGAATTCGCTTCTGGTTCATCATCTTTACCAGCAGTAATTTGAATTCTTTAACCGCTTCTTTATTGTCTTGTCCTGAAGCAATTTGACCCTTTAGAAGTTCAAATCTTGTATCCTCTTGTTCCTGAGAGGTTTTATTCGGATTAGGGACTGAATGCGATATTCGCGATGTTTTTGAAATATTGTATAGCACCTCTTTGTCATTATCCGACAATACACTCAAACTATCAAAATCTGGCGCACCTCCACCTATTATGGTCTTGAGAACCTTAGAAAGTCCTCGCGAAATCTTCTGAGTGGGAACTGCTGAAATTGCTCCTCCTTTCATTGTTCTTAGCATTAATACATCATCCTTCAGTAACCGATGCTTGTTAATCAAATGCTTTCCGAATGAAACATAGGCGGGTTCTGCCTTGACACCTAAAGATAAATCAATATTAGATGGCACCACCTTAGCAGTTACTCTTGCGGGCATTAACCCTCGCCCTATAATTATATTTTTCCCTTTGCCGATAGGAAGTTTTCCCGCTTTCATTTTCTTAGAGCATCTGTCGCAACAACTCATCCCTCTGCCCCGACATTTTCCGCATCCGGATAGACCGTTACCGCCGAATTGTCCACCGGGCTGATAATCTGATGCTGTCGCACCTCTGTAAGGATTAGGTCCTCCGTAAAGTCGCTGGTCTTCTGCCGCTTGTTCTGCTGCGCTCGCAAATCTATATTGAGGGGTTAATTCTAAATCCGCTACACCTTGAGGGGTTATTTCTGGATTACCTCCCTTTTCAGCACTTCTTTGCGCAAATTCTTCTCTGGACATTAAGGGTTCCATAGGAGGCAACTTTTCTGGCGAAACCGCATCCACCATTCCTTGAGGTAACGCTGCTATTTCATCTGGTTCATCTATAATTACTTCCCCCACTCTTACTCCTATTACCTGACTTGCTAACATTGCCCCATATATTTCTTCTAAATCTGCTACACTACCTCCTTTCGCTTGTTCATCATCTGGAAATACTCTATCTATTATTTCTATTTGATATTCATCTAATTCATCTATGAAATCAGGAAATATTCCATTAGGTAAAATCTCAGTAAATAGCGTTAAATAGTCTCTCTTATTTTTTTCAGTTAATCCGTTAAACTCTCTGACTGAAATTACTGGGATTGTTCCCTCTGGAGGAGGTGGCACCTCTGTCATTACCGAAATATCTTCATCTATACTTCCTAAAATAGTTGGAGGTGCCAGACTTTGTTGTTGCTCATCCGCGTCTAAAAAAGATGCGACTGACCGAGGCGCCGATTGTATCTGACTAAAATAACTTTCTAAGTCATCCATATCTAATACATCTTCTTGTTCAAATAATGGTGGAGCGCCCTCTGCTTCCGCTGACACTCTTTGCGCCTCTACTACTATTTCTTTCGCATCCTCCATTCTTTGATAATCAACCGCAGAAACAATAGCACTCCACTCTTTGATAATTGCTCGCCCTTCTCTTTCATTACGGAAAGCAATAGCAGTCTCTAAATCATCTCTGTAATTCTCCATTTGCTGTAAGTTAGGAAGTGTATCCGCAAATTCAGCAACCGCAGTCTGATATGCTTCTTGAAGAAAAGGGTCTGGACAAAGTTGTATAATCGCCGCATCTTCTGGTGTTGGATAACTTTCAATAATTCGTAACATATCGCGATGTATCATATCCCTCATTCTTATTGTCGCATCTGATACAAGTCCAGCAGGACGAGGACCCATATTACGAGGAGGAGGATTTGGACCAGCGGCACCGAATTGAAACCCGAAATCAATTGGCATCTGAGAATACTGCGATGACGCTTCGCTCGGCGCTAAAGAAGATGCGATACTGTAATCGTCATCTACACTCTCTAAATCTCCGAAGTCTGGCACTGCTAAAATTTCATCCGCAAATTGTTGCCATATTCCCACCGGAGGTAAATTATTAATAGTTGGAGGAGGTAATCCGCCGCCTGGCCCACCACCAGCACCTCCTCCCATTTCTTGAAGACCATAATCTACACCTTCAGTCTCAATATTCTTCCTCATCAGTTTTCTTAGATAAGGAACAAACGCTTCCGCGGGAATACCCAGTTTCCACTTAGGTTTTAAGTCAGCAATAACAAATGGTATATGTCCCGCTAAGAACTCAAGTTCCGCTGTCGTTAATTCATACACTATATCATTCGCTTGTTGTCCGTCAGTAATTTCTCTCAATTGACCTCTTAGCATTACCTTCAAACTATCCGTATCAGCATATTTTTCAGTTATAGTGCGACCATCCACTGGAGGCGCGCCACTTGAACCTTTTGATGCCATACCTCTATTGGCATTTAAATTCTTATTAATATTTGAAATATCTAACATTAGAGACGCGACATATTGCTCTCTGTAAACATTCGCTTGATTGGGTTTTCTTCCAGCAGATTGAGGGTTCATTATATATATATCAAAATATAATAAATTTATATATAATTGCCTAAACTATTGTTAATTCTGGTTCCGGTTCCCTAAGTTCTTTGATATCCGTATCAATTTGACAACCGAACATATGGTTCTCCGCCTTGAACCGCTCATTGAAAATATCATCCGAACAAGTGGTGTTAAAATCTGACTGAAGTTTCAATTCCCACTCTTCAGGTAACAAACGGATATATTCATTCAACGCAAGATTGAACTTCTTCCTCTCTCCTGAAGTCAAGTTCCTAAAGCATCCCAGAGGATATTTGCCCATTTGCGACAAAATGATGACTTGTATTTTCTCTAAAACTTCTCGGTTTTTAAAATCTGACATATTAAACGGCATTTATATATAACAAGAAAATTATTCAATTCAATTTAACGAATACTTATCAGTTCCTATTAGACCGTATAAGACCAGCGAAAAAACGAAGAATTTGAGGTTGTTTTGAGAACTCTTTTCTAAGAGGCAAAAGGACCTCCGGTCTCCGTTAAAAAGGAGGTTTTTAAATTTGCTAAGGGGGAACTTTCTTATATTGATTTCTTCGTTTCTTCGTTATTAGACTGTATCAGTTCCTATTAGATACTGCGTCCCTTCAAGATACCTCCCGCCGACCGGAGACCGGAGATGATTTTCTCCCTTAGAAAACACTTCTCAAAACAATGTTGATTTCTTCGTTTTTTCGCGAATTTCTATTAGACGCTATTAGACCTATATAAGTATTCTAACAAGTTGGTCTATCGGGATTTCGTAATGCGCCTTAGATTGCCCCCATACTCCATCTCTCATTGTTCTCACTTGCTTCGTTTTAAAAGTGCTAAAAAGATGAATGTTATAGTATACATAGTATAGTCCATCTAAAAAATGAAATACAAAACAAATAGGGTCTGTTCCTTGAACTTTGTTAATAGGAATGATTGTTGTATTATAAGTATTGTAATTACATCTGCGCGTTTTCAGTTCATATCTCGTCTTGCTTTCTAATGCCTCAAAATCATAGGAACAATATACATCCGATGTCTTAATTAATTCCTCGCCGAAATGTTTTGCTAAAATTGGCATCACTTCCTTTTCTCCCTTATCGCCGAGTTCAAGGTCCGCTCTTTTTGTTCTATCCATTGTTATATTAGATTTACCTTTTTTAAAACAAAATTAAACGAATTCCGCAGGATTGAGCCACTCATCCAGACCCTTCCTAAACTTCTTTGTCATATCCTCTGTTTCCTCCATATCAATTAGGAAGGGACTAAATTTGACATCAGTCGCATATTCATACATCTTAATCATCTGCTCCTTTTCTAATCCTAACCCCAGTTCCGCTAAAATCATTCTCGCATCGCGCGCCCCACTCAGTTTTAAAATTGCTAAATAGGAACAGTTACATCGGATAATTTTAGGAATTTGATAATAGTTTTGCGCTAAATAAATAACAGAACAGTTCTTCTTTCTTGCTCGGATATAATAGTTCATAATAGGGTCTTGGTTCTTCAACAACTGTAAGTCATCAAAGACTACTAAATGGTTCTGCTTCTTATCCATTTTATCTAAATTGGGCAAATGTTCTAAACCTTCTTTGACTGAAATTGCGCCATCCGTCTCTTTGGTCAGGAAATTGTAAATTGGTTCGTCAGAATTTTTCGTCAAAATGGTAATGTCTGCGAAAGTTCCCTTCTTACCAGAACTAAATACATATAGGAGATTTGCTAAGAAATTTGTCTTTCCGGAACCACTTGGTGCTACTATCACCATCCTAAATGGTAACTTGATATGATGAATATCAAAATTGGGATTGTCAGCATTATCTAACATATCTTTAGGCATCTTCTCATAAAAATTTATCACTTTTGTTTTCTTTTCTTTAGGCGGCATTATACATATAGTGAGATTATTTTTATTTAATTTCTTATGTAATATAAATGGCAGAATACGAACCTCCTACAGAAAACCTTCCTATTTTTGACAGTTCAGTTTTTAATAATCCCGCATCTACAACGGGTATCACCGCTGCTCAAGCAGCAGCACTATATTTAAAAAGAACTGGTATCGCAACCTCTACTGCTACTAATACTGATTTTGGCGGAGTTGTTCAATTTGACAGCGCTTTAGTTGTTTATAATGGTAAGCAAAACACCTCACTCGGTAATGGGTTTCTTCCATTAGCATCAGGACAAGGCGACCAGAATGTTGTTATTGGCGTTGGTGCTGGCGCGAATGGTTTAATAGGACAAGGAAATACAGTGGTTGGTTATTTCTCGGCAAGTGATACGAAGACTGCTGGTTGTTCGCAAAATGCTTTATTTGGGTCAAGAGCGGGTCAGCATTTAACAAGTGGTGCTGGAAACACTTTAATTGGAAATACTACGGGCAACAATATAACAACTGGTATTACAAACATTTGTTTAGGTAATGGGGCGATGGCGGGTGAAAGTTCTGGCAGTTTAAGTAACAATATTGTTATTGGAAACAATGTTCAATCAGGGGCATCAAATCGTATTATTATAGGTGATGGAACTCAGACCACTATGGATTTACAAGTATTACCTACGGCATTAGGTGGAGGGGTAATAAGAATGAATAACAACCTTTCTATGAATAATATACAAGCTGTTGCGAACAGACAAATTAGCAGTTCCTATTACAACTTTTACGCAACTAATAATGTAAGCACTCTTACTTATTCGGGCAGACTTTACGGAAATTTAAATTCAATTGTATATGATTGTCCCGATACAAGTTCATTAGGTTCTTCTAATCATATTTTTTACAACTATAATGGAGCATCCGTATTAAATAGTTTAACAATATCAAATACTGGAATAACAAATAATACGGTTCAACCTTTAGCAGGTAATAGTTCAAATATAGTTCCTACTACTGCTTGGGTTCAAAGCGCTATTGCTCTGGCCGTTCCATCTACCCCGACTACTACAACAATATTAGTTCAAGTTGGTGGATATAATGCGGCAACAGGTCTTGCTTTTCCATCTCCGGTTAATGTAACTGTTCCCGCAAATGCGCAATATGCTGATGTATTCCTTGCTGGTGTTGGTGGATATGCTGGGCAAGGTGGCGACCGAAGTGCTGGTGGTTATTATACGGGTGGCGCAGGTGGAGGTGCTTGTGCTGCTTCTGGACGAATATATTGTAAGGGATTGACTATGAGTATATCAAAAAGTTTAGGGGTCGTCACTCTAACGGTTGGAGGTATAGCAATAATTGATGTCGCAAGTGGTTCTGGTGGTGGTGGAGCATCTCCATCTGCTGGAGGCCCGGGTGGTATAGCAACAACAACTGCTCCTAATATTTATCAACCCGGGTATTCAAGTTGGTTTACTTATACTGGAACTGCTGGAGGAGCGGGTCAAGCAAATAATCCTCCCACTGTTGGAGCAATTAAATATACTGGATACAACGCATCCGCCTTATTAGGATGTGGTCAAATGATAGCAACAAGTGGTGGAGCAAATCCTTACGCATTACAGACATCTTATTTTGGAGGTGCTATTATTACATTTTATTCAACCTAATGCGCAAAATTAAAATGTTGGTTGTATATATATGAGTTTAGCAATACCTACAGTAATTATACAAGATGATTTAGGAAACACTATGTCAATGACCCCTACTCAATTGGAAACAGGAAGCGGTGTAACATTACAGACTACGCCCTTAACATTCTTAAGTAATTTAGGATATGCGCTGAATGCGTTAACTCAACCTACAGACCCTACTACTTGTAATTTTCAAAACGCAATAGGGGTTCAAGACACCGCAACTATGCCGACAAATAGTATTGTGAAAATGGGAGGAGACCCAGCAACCCTTTTTGGTATTGAATATACGAGTGCTACTAATGCCGACCTTGATATTAAAACAACTGGAACTGGAAAAGTTAAAATCAACGCACCTCTTTTGTTAGATAATGGGGCGGGTAATACTATTACTGCTGGTTCTAATCAAATTGACTTTACTTCTACTGCTATTAATCCGTCTGTTATTTCAAATAGCAGCGGACAAGATATGAATGTTGTTTCAAGTAATACTCTTAATTTGAGTGCTGCTCTTAATTTAGACACTACTTGTTCTACTATTAATACTACTGCTGTTAATGATATATTTATGGTAGCAACTAATAGCACTATTGCTTTGACTGCTGGGACTAATATTAATTTAGTTAGCAGTAATTTTGGAAGCATTCAAACTGTCGCACCTAATTTCAATTGTAATGGAAGTGCTATGCCTTGTTGCTTTACGAGGGAACGAGCAGATACTTTTTCTTATACATTAGGAGGACAAGCATTAGAACAAGTTTATACAACTCAATTTAATATACCTCAAGCATTCGTCGCAGATACCCCAGTATCAGGTTACACTTCTACTATATGGAAAATAGATTTTGCTTTGAATTGTTGGAATTGTTCTTCTACTGGCGATAAAGGATTAGCGTTATTTTTTACATTACAAGACAACGGCGGTTCAATTAATATGTCGCCTCAAACTTATAATGCTAATACGCCATATGCTGTGTGGCAACTTTCTTCTTCTTATACTGCTGGAAGCGGTAATAATCAATTTCAAAACTTCAATTGGACTGATTGGATAGATTTAGCACCATTAGTGGGTCTTGGAGGCGGTGTTTTACCATTAAATCTATTATTGAATTTTGCTGCTGATAATGCTTTTACTTGTAATTTTCAAATGACAGTAACATTAACGAGAACTAATTTGGTTTAAAATCTCAACAGTATATATATGCTGTCAGAAGTGTTTTGGGTGTCATTTGTCGCAACTACAAGTGCTATGGTTATTAAATTAGCATCTCTTTGTTACAAATCAAAATGTAAGGAATGTGTTATATGTGGGGGTCGTATCAGAATATTAAGGGACATTGACGCAGAAGTCAAAGAAGACGCTATTGAATTAACGCGCCCTCCTTCGCCTGAAAAATAGAACTCGTTATAGTTTCAGTTTTTTAATATCATTATACATTATGGTATATGATATTAAACCTCTTACTTATAAAAGGGCAAAAAAGTTGGGTGTCAAGATATTTCCATCAGACAACCCTAAATACAAGATAGAAGTCTACGATTGGAATGGGATTTTTATTACCTATGTGGGCGCCACTTCCTACGGTGACTACCCCACTTATTTAGAAATGGAAAAGTCCGGAGAAAAACCCGAAGGGTATGCTGAGAAACGCCGAGCCCTATACTGGAAGCGTCATATGAACGAAATAGAAAAACTTGGTAATGAATGGGAAGGCTCAAGGTCGTATTACGCTTTTGCTTTACTCTGGTAACTATTAGACTGTATAAGACAATATTCGTTCATCTGTAACGAAGATTTTCTGTCCTTATATAAATGTTAACCGACAGCGATTTATTTGATTTAGCAAAACGAATGAACTTTCCTTTAGAAAGAGTGTGCTTCAAAGATGAATTAAGTGAGGAACCTTTAGTATACAATAAGGGATACATCATCAATTTAGAAGACGAATTTGACGCGGAAACTGGTGAGCGAAATGGAGGCACTCACTGGGTCTGCTTTCAGATGAATGAATATCCTAATGGGAAAGTGGAGGGTATTTTTATGGACCCATATGGGGTCGGTCCTCCAGAGGCAGTGAAGAAATTCTGTGGCAAAGGTTTAGCAAGTTCTGGCAAAGATATACAGGGGTTATATGACAATTATTGCGGATGGGCTTGTTGCGCACTGTTACACTGGATTAATTCAGCAGGTAATCGCAGTAAGGATTTGTATACAGATGTGGAAACTTTTCTGGATATGTTTCAGGATTTGAAAGACAAAAATCTGGAAAATCATAATGAATTCGTTTTAAAACAATTCTTTAAAAAACCGAAGATATCCACTAACTTCTAAATTTATTTTGTTTAGCAATATATATAGTAACTATGACCGCTTGGACTGACTTTGTGAAAAAATTCGCCGCTGAAAACAATCTATCTTATGGATGCGCATTGAGCACCCCCGCCTGTAAAGCCGGTTACGCTGCCACTAAGGCACCCGCAAAAGCAAAAGCACCCTTGTCCTACAAAGCAATGCTAAAGAAAGGACTTCCTAAGGAAGCAAAGGCACCTAAGGCACCTAAAGGGAAGAGCAAGAAGCAACTCAAGGCAGATTTAGCAAAACTTCTATCTGTTCCATCCTTTGTTTAAAACTACTTAAAGACATCATCTTATACTATCTTATAAGACGATGAGTTCAAATAATCTAAATTTAAATGTTGGCAATATATATATGGCAGACATTAAGGCATTATTCAAGGCAATCCGTCCTGATTTATCAGATGGTTCATTAAAAACATATGGGTCCACTATCGGGTCGCTATTCAAGTCAATGTATCCTACGGAACAATTAACGCACACTACAATTACGAAACTAAATAAGGATAAGACTGTATTAGACTTTCTATTGGCGAACAAGTCAGAGGTCGGGCGCAAACCAGTTCTATCCGCATTAGTGGTTCTATTTGACAATGACAATTACAGAAAACAGATGCTGATAGACGCAAAGGCAATCAAGAAGGAAGTTGGCAAACAAGAGATGTCAGAAACAACAGAGGAGAATTGGGTCAGTCAAGATGAAATAACTAATGTCTTAAAGGGTCTTAAGAAGGATGCCGATGCGATATACAAATCAAAAGATTTCAGTAACGCGAACCTACAGCAGATACAGTTATACATCATTCTGTCATTGCTCGGCTCGCAATACATTCCTCCCAGAAGAGCAAAGGATTATACGGATTTCAAGGTCAAGAACATTTCAAAAGAAACCGATAACTTTATTGACAAGAACGAAATGGTATTCAATTCATTCAAGACGGCAAAGTTCGGACAACAGCGAGTTCCATTACCTAAGGAACTGAAGGCAATTCTGACAAAGTGGATTAAAATCAATCCTACAGAATATCTTCTATTTGACATCAATGGTAATCAATTGTCTTCACCGCAACTCAATCAGAGACTAAATAAGATATTTGGTTCAACCTCTGGCAAGTCTGTTAATATGATGCGCCACTCTTTTCTGACTGAAAAATATGGTGACGGTATTATTAAAAAGAAGGAATTAGTTGCTGACTTAACTGCGATGGGTTCTTCTATAGCAGAAGCACCATTTTACATAGAGGAGCGCAAAGGTCATAACGGTCCTAAAGGTCCACCTTAATTCCACCTTTCAAAAGGTGGAGGCAAACTGCTTCGCACTAAGGAGGGGTCTTAGTGGAACCTTTTGGTTCCCTAACTTTGCGTTTATTTTGCCTGCCCCATTCATTCATATATTCCTTACTATTACCATACCATTCTTTGCTCTTATTTAATTTAATTCGCTCCGCTTTTCTTGCTTGTTCTTGTTCATTATACTGTTGCGCCCAGAGTGCTTGATTTTCTAAAATATATTTGAATTGTTCCATATAGTATTAATATGGCACTATTTGTTTAAATGCTTTTAATATATCTTATATGGTCTAATAGCGAGAAAACGAAGGATTTGACCCTGTTTTCAAAAGTCTTTTCTTAGAGCGAAAAGGACCTCCGGTCTCCGGGAGACGGGAGGTATCTTGAAAGGGCGCATATCTTGAAAAATCATCTCCTCCGGTTCTTAGTATAAGACTGTATAAGATACTAACGAAGAAACGAAGAACTGAATAAGAAAAAGTTCCCCCTTAGCAAATTAAAGTATCTACTTTTTTCCGGAGACCGGAGGTCCTTTTTCCTTTTAGAAAACAGTTCTCAAAACAATGTTAAATTCTTCGTTTTCTCGCTATTAGACGCTATAAGACATATACGAAAATATGTAATTACGAAATTATAAGTTAAAGACTTTTTTGCTCAATTATATAAATGGATACTGAAGATACCGAAACCTTAGTGAAAAATTTCTTAAATAAATTTTTTGAAAAGACAAATGATAAAAATGATAAACTAAAATTTGTAACAATATGGCGATGTTTTTGTAACAACCCAGACCTTTATTTTAAAAAACGATGGAAGCGCAGTGAAATAATAGGATACATAAATACACTACCAGACATTAAATATTCAGGCGCTCAACATTCTAACTACTTAGCGGGCTGGCGAATAAAAACGGAATATATTTAATCTTATACTATCTAATACTATCTTATATATATATATCTACTACTAATCTATCTACCATCATAACAGCAAGTTTTCTTATGGGCCTTCCAGTCGGTCTTGGAGCAAACGGTGGAGCAATAGTAAATTTCTCTACAGGCGCATCTTCGGTGAGTTTCCGTTAGACATACCGCGCACATTCCGATTTTCTGGTTCTTCTTTTTTTGGACTGGTTCCTCTTCTTCCTCCTCTTCTACTACCGGTTCCGGTTCTGTATAGAAAATCTGTTCTTCTCCGCAATGGTCACCTACAAATTTAAATTTTTTTAACATATGATAATATGAAAACCATCTCTGATAATTTTCTCCCCTCTGTTCACCCCATACAGGTGACAAATCTTCCTGAGTAAGAGCAGGTATTTTATAACAAGGTATACCATCTACATTTACTCCCATTGGTCTGACAATATCAACAAGACCTCTTGCTAAGGCATCTAACAAACCCGCAATATGAACTTTCAGAGTTGGAATAGTTGCTCCTCGTTCTCTTAACATAGTGATAATACTGCTCTCAGCAACAGCAATCGCATCTAAGTATTGAGCGTTATTAATGAAGCAGTATTCTAATGCTATTGCTTTCCAGGTCACAACATAGTATACTTTGGTGGTATCGGTTTCGGTATTCATTTTGGGTTTTGGTTTTGGGTTTTTAAAAGTTTTGAAAGATTTAAAGGCAGCGTTTAAGTGAAAACGGGAAATAATGATTTTTGGATAAGTTTTAAAATTTGCGTCTCAAAATGTCTTAAGAATTTTCCGAGAATTTTTATTTCTCTTAGGAACTGGGGTAAATTCAATAATTTGGGGTCTCAGAGGTCTCAAACTGTCTAATAGGAACTGATACGGTTACGGAATATGTCTCATACGGTCTTATACGGTTACGGGAAGTCATAAACTCATATTTGCGCAAAAATGGGTATAGACTTGTATTTTTAAAAAAAAAGATTAGACAAAGGGGGGATGACCCCACCCGACCTTATGGTCTAAGTGGGGTTTTACAATCCTTAGTGGAAACCCCCATAAAACTATAAAACCTATTTCTTACCTTTTTTCTTTAATAGAATTTTCTTAATTGCTTCTTTTGATTGTTGACTGCCATTGGGTGCTTTTTCTAACATCTGCTCTAAGGTTAATTCTTCGTCTTCTCTATCGTCTCTATCCATACCACACATTTCAAGAGCAAGGCGGGAACTCGTATTGATGCCTGCTATGAAGACTGGCATATATCCGCTGTCCAGATTAATATCAAAGAACCATAACGAACTGAACTCCACCACACTATCGTCAGGATTAGAAATACCGCACCGGTCATATTCAATAAAATCCTCTTCTTCGTTCTTCAATATTGCTTCAAACTTTTTTTGAGTTGCCTTAGAAACCTCATCTTTGATATATCGGTGATAGAAGGACTTTGTAATATATCCACTTGATAAATAGAACTTCTGCGCTTCTTCTGCTTCTTCTTCTTCCACTTTCTGGATAATAGTCTTCATCTCTGCGATTGAAACTCGCATCCTTCCGCCCATCCATTTGTCTGCTGCTGCTTTTGCTGCTGCTTGTCTTTGATATAATTCTTCATCCTGTATCTGTCTTTCTCGTTCCTCTTTCTGGGACTTAGTAATTTTGGGACCATATTGCGGGGCATATAGACTGTCTTTATTGTAATGACAGAAAGTGACATCCCATAAATCTTCTAAGTCAAATGAGGCAAAACGCGTAGGGTATACGACCCCTTTTCTTCTTGGAGGGAGTTCTTGGTTCCACTTACAGGCCTGAAGGCGGCAATAAGTGGGGTCTTTGAGGCACCTATTATAAATCTGTTTTATTAGTTTTTTGTTAGTTAAGTTATAATTTTCCACTAAAACCCCACTCGCAACAAGTGCTTCACTAATGGGTTTTTGTTCGGGGTCCCAGGACATATGGTTAAGGTATTTTTGAATAAAACGACCGGCGGTTTCATATTCAATAGCGAACCTGATGTTTCTAAGGAAGGGGTTGTCAATACGGTTGACCTTATCAAAGATGCCGACGAAGTCTTTGATATGTTCCCATAACGGTTCGGGGAAACACCATTCAATTATATCCTCCTCAATAATGAGGGTTATTTTTTTATTTTTGCGGGTCTTACCCTCGCAGATTGTTAATTTATTAGATTTGATAGACATTATAAAGTTGACGATTTTTTACGAAGTTATAAAATAATGATTTTTAGAATACTTTTTAAAATTCAGAAAATTTGGAGTGTTTTCGGAAAATTCTAAGAAAATTCTTGGTCTGTTAGGAACTTTTAAGATTATTTTGGGGTTTTAGAACGATTTAATTGGGGTTAATGCCTCTCACCTTATCCGAAAAAAGTATTTCAATTTTTTTTGTTTTGGTTGGAAATCGCATTCACTAAAAATTTGTCTCAAACTGTCTCATACGGTTACGGGATATGTCTTATACGGTCTAATACGAAGTGATACGGTTACGGAAGTCATAAACTCAAATTTGCGCAAAAATACACTTATACTTAGGTTTTTTTAAAAAGGGAAACCCCACCCGACCTTATGGTCTAAGTGAGGTTTTACAATCCTTAATGGTAACCCTTAATTAATCTAAATATATATCTAATACTATCCTATACTATCTAATGTCCATCTTCACAATTATCACATAACCATTCACTATCTGGTCTTTCTGGGCGGATAGTTGCTCCTGGTGCTTGACATATTTCACATAAATGCGGTTGTTCATCAGCATCTTGAATATAACAGTTATCATAACAGTTATCACACAAGCACCAGGAAACATCTGCGCACCAGTGCCCATCAACCGCGTTACAAAAATTACAAGGTCCGTCTTGTCCCTGCTCGTCAATTGCCGCTTGTTGGTCAAGATAGTCCACTCTGGAGTTATAGCAGTCATCGCACCATATCCCTTGTAATACCTCGGCGGGTCCCCATATTGGCGAATGAAGTCTTCCGCAATCTTGACAGGGTCCATCTTCTTCATCGTCATCAGTAAGGTCTGGCATTTCCTCTTCTTCTTCCATCAAGTGTTGGCGACAGATAGAGCACTTATTGTCTAAGTTAAGTAATGCGAAATAGCATTCCTGACAATGCTGATGAGCGCAGTAACTGCCTGCTTTTTTGTTCTTGATATGAAAAATATGATATCCTTCTGGAGCGATTTCTGGGTCCTTCATCTGTTCCATACAAACGGGGCATTCGTTTTCCTTGATGTCGTTGGTCTCTTGGTCCACAATCCTGTCAATAATAAAGGTTAGACAATTTAATACTGTTTCCTTAGGTTGCTCTACAGCGCACTTAGGACAATCATATTGTCCTGCTAAGTAATGCTGATGGCAATCAGAAACTGGTTCTTCTTCTTCTTCATCTCTGGAATAGCAATCTATACATAAGTCTTGACCGTTATAACAAAAACGGTCATCATAATTTTCTATTTTTTGGCACATATCGCAAACGAAAGTGATAATGGGTTCGGTATTCATATTTGAAAGATTTAAAGATAGCGTTTAAGTGAAAACGGGGAATAATGATTTTAACGCATCTTTTTAAATTTGCGTCTCAAAAACTCTCAAAAAGTCTCAAATAAACTTTCCGGAAATTTCTTTTCTCTTAGGAACCCGAATAAAGTGGGGTTTTGGGGTCTCAGATGTCTCATACGGTCTAATACGGTTACGGCAAGTCATAAACCCATATTTGAGCAAAATTACACTAATACTTAGGTTTTTTTAAAAATTAAACAAAGGGGAGACCCCATCCGTCCTTATGGACTGGGTGGGGTTTTACAATCCTTAATGGTAACCCCATAATAATCTTACAACGAAGTAAAAGAACCCTATTTCTTACCTTTCTTTGCCTTCTTTTTCGCTGCGCTTATTGCCTTCTTTTCTGCTGCGATTGCCGCGTCTCTTTCTGCTAATAGTGCGTCTTTTTTGGCGCGAATAGAGTTGTAAAATCTGGTTCTGCGGTCTTCAGTTTCAGCGGGAGAAAAAGTGAATACATTGCCCTCTGGGTCCCTCATAACTTGAGGAGTGACATCAATGACGCGCTTCACTCTGTTCACCATATAGAATAAATCTTTATCGGCAACTGTTTTACTTCCCTGAGAATAGTCATAGACTTTATCACCGACTTCAACCCAGCAATGATAGATGGGGCATCCTCTTGCGTTATCCAGCATATCCCAGTCGCCTCGCTTTGACCTGACTTCGCCGTTAATTAATCTGGCACCTATTTTGCTAAGTTTTTTAAAAGTTTCAGTATTTTCTGCGACGCAATTTCCGAACGCGGTATTATCGCATCGTTGTAATGGATTGGTCTTGTCATTGATTTGAATGTAACCGTCACCTCGGAGATTACCGTCAGCGTCTTTAACCCAGTTGGTTCGGAGTTTAAAATGGAATTGGGTTAATTCCTCAACGAGGGTATTTTGAATAGTGGAGCGTTTAGAGATTGACATTATTTATAAAATTAACGATTTTTTTACGAAGTTATAAAATAATGATTTTTGTCTGACTTTTAATTTTTGAGATGTTTTGAGATTTCTGAGGAACGGCGAAGAAATTTCTTTGGCATAGGAACAAAAAAAATTGGTATAAAAAAAAAGGGAGAACCCCACCCGTCCTTATGGACTAAATGGGGTTTTACAATCCTTAGTGGTAACCCTTTTTTTTATCTAAAACCCTAATTAATATTGGAACCTACCTACCTTTGCCTCCACCTTTGGAAAGGTGGATTATTTACAACAAACCTTCTTATGTTCCTTCCAGTCCGCAGTCTGGCAGGTTCCGCAGCAATAGTAGGCAGTTCGGCACTTGGAGCATTTATCGTAAGCGTTTTTCTGGCACACTCGGCATTTTTTGGTCCCTATATCAGCAAAAGTTGCGCGTCCGCCCATATGAAGGATTTCCATCATTTGAGGGGTAAGGATTTGCCATCCATACATATTGTCTTCATTGAACACCCTAAGTTTAATCAAGCAAGTAACTAACATATACCAGCAAGAGCATTTCGTCTTGAAATCGTCTCGCCATAATTTTTTTAATGTTTTAAGGGTGAATTCGCCATCACCGACATAGTCAAGAATTTCCTTATGAAGTTGATGTAAGGTTTCTAATGCTTGACTTTTGATGGTATCCATAGAAACACCTCTTCGCAATTCTTTCGCGATGAAGTCAGTAAGTTTCAATTTGAATGCTTCAAACTCTTCAATAGTATCAAAGTCCATCAGGCAACCGATACCGGTTCCTTCAAAGTAGCAGGTGGCATTTATTTTAAATTCGTTATTAGAGGTTGACATTATATTATAAAGCGATTTCGCAAATAATGATTTTAGTCTGACTTTTAATTTTGAGATGTTTTGAGATGCTTGAGAATACCTCAGGAATTTTCCGGAAATTTTATTTCTCTTAGGAACCGAATTAAATTGGGGTTTTTGAAAAAAGGTGGGTTTTATAGAGTAACGAAAAAACGAAGAAATTGATACTGTTTTCAAAAGTGTTTTCTTAGCGCCAAAATCATCTCCCGTCTCCGGTTAGCAGGAGGTATCTTGAAGAGACGCGGATACAAAGTAACGAAAAAACGAAGAAATCAATACTATAAAGTTCCACCTAAGCAAATTAAAACATCTCCTTTTTATCGGAGACCGGAGATGATATTCCGTCTCAGAAAAGAGTTCTCAAAACAATGTTAATTTCTTCGTTTTTTCGCGAATTACTATAAGACGCTATTAGACTATATTTGCGCAAATTTACGCTGAGACTTGTATTTTTTAAAAGCAACATTAAACAAAAGGGGAAGACCCTACTCATCTTAAGATGTAGTGAGGGTTTTACAATCCTTAGTGGAAACCCCTATAAAAACTAAAACCCTATTTATTTCTTCTTACCTTTACCTCCTTTCTTCGCTCCGTTCTTTTGAACCGCAACCGTAATACAGATGTCCCATTCAGCGTCGGCGGCCTTTTTCTTTTCAGCGTCGGCAATCTTTTTCTGTTCGGCAATAACGGCAAGTTCTTCGGCTGAAATAACAACGGCTGGCGCACCTACAATAGAAAGACGAGTTTTTACTATTTTTTTAAAGGTGGGTGAGCACTTCTGAATGAAGTCCATCGGGGAATGCCACTCTTTTCCACCGAATTCCCACCACATTTTTCCTTGTTTTTTGAACCCCCAAGACCCGAATACAAGGTCACCCCCATTTTTTAACTTTTCATACATCGCATTTGTCAAGCATTGATACGGTTGCGGTCCACCTAAATACTGTTCAAAAGACCTAAGAAAAAGCGCCGAAGTTCCAAAAATCTCAGTAACTGCCTCTTCTAATAAAGAGGTCATTACATTTTGAGTTTCGGCCGAGGCGGCGCAATAAGCGTTAGGGGCACTAACATTAACCCCATTTGCTTGTTTAATCTGGTCGTATACAGAAAAATAGGGGTCTACGATTTCGCCGTTACGAACGACCCAAAAGTGTCCGTCAATGCCAGCGAAGCGTTCGGATAAAGTCATAATTTTCATCATTTTGCTTTTAAAGATTTTAAAGATTTTAAGAAAGTTTAACGCGTAAGAAGTGTAAACTTGGAATAATGATTTTTGGAATACTTTTTAAATTCGGCGTCTCAAATCGTCTCAAACGCTCTCAAGAATTTTCCGAGAAATTTTATTTCTGTTAGGAACCAAAAAAGAAGGGGTTAATTCGTTTATTTAGGTGGGGTTTTTATCTCTTGATATATAAATGACCCTCTGGAGTGACTTTGTCAGAAAATATGCCTCTGAAAATGGGGTTAAATATAGCGAAGCGATGAAAGACCCCTTGGTTAAGGAAGCGTATAAAAACGCAAAGTCTTTGAGTATAATTGCGCAAATAGATGCGGAGATTGAGGAAGAACCGAAACCGGAGGAACCTTTAGCGGAACCGGAACCAGAACCAGAACCAGAACCGTTACCTCCACCAGTTGAAACGCCAAAGGTGTTTTGTTCAAAGCAAAGAAGGGGTGCTAAATAAAGATATAGATATATATAATGAAAACGACTTAAAGATAAAGTCTTATACTATACTATAGAATGCCAAAACTACCAATTAATTATCAGAAGACAACTATCTATAAGATTGTTTCTAAAAATCCAGAGTTGAACTTTTCTCACTGCGATTATACTACTGACTTTGTAAAACGGAAAAACTACATTAAGACTTGCTGTTCAAAGGGAAAGGATGAGCAGTTATTTAATTTCATAAATGCGAATGGCGGTTTCAGCGCATTTGAGATGCTGATGATTTGCGAGTTCCCCACTACGAATAAGGAACTGGTAAAGACCCATATTTACTCATTAGTGAACCCCAGTATTTTAGGGAACCAAGGTTCCCCTAAGACCCCTCCTTTAATTCAAAATATCTAAGTATATTATCAAATTTGCGCAAATCTAATAATATACCCGTAACCGTATTAGACAATATCTAAAACCCATCTTTTTCAAA